AGGGATCTGAAGTTCCTACTAGTGTAATGGCACAAGATTTATTGACTACATACAAATACGGTTGGAAGACATCTTATTATCAGAATACATATGATAATAAACATGATGAGATGGAACCTGCACATCCTATTGGTTGGAAAGATGATGTTCCTGAAGATAATAAATTAGGTAATTTATTAGATGAATTAGAAAACGTTGAGGAGGGTGAGTGTGAATCCTGTGCAATCTGATGTGAAAGGTATGACTGTTTTTAATACGAAACATGTCGATACTAAAAAGCAACCAATGTTTTTTGGTCAACCTCTTGGTATTCAACGTTATGATTCTTATAAGTATCCACAGTTTGAAAATTTAACAAAACAACAGTTAGGTTATTTCTGGAGACCAGAAGAAGTATCACTACAAAAAGATCGTGGTGATTTTCAATCTCTAAGACCAGAACAGAAGCATATATTTACTTCTAATTTGAAGTATCAAACTATGCTTGATTCGGTTCAAGGTAGAGCACCTGGTATGGCTTTCCTACCTTACTGTTCTCTACCTGAGTTAGAAGCATGTATGGAGTGTTGGTCTTTTATGGAGATGATTCATAGTAGATCCTATACTTATATCGTTAAGAATGTATATTCAGATCCCTCTGAGGTATTTGATACTATTCTTTCTGATGATAGAATTCTTGAACGTGCTTCTAGTGTTACTGAAGCATATGATACTTTCATTAATTATGCACAGGAATGGGGTCAAGGTAATATGTGGAAAGCAGATTCTAAAGGATCTCCATCAGAAGAATGGACACGTAAAGATTTAAAAAGACACTTATACAGGGCAGTTGCAAATGTTAACATACTGGAAGGTATACGTTTTTATGTTTCTTTCGCTTGTAGTTTTGCCTTTGGTGAACTTAAACTTATGGAGGGATCCGCAAAGATTATCTCCCTTATTGCAAGAGACGAGAACCAACACCTCGCCATCACCCAGAACATATTAAACAACTGGAGAAAGGGTGATGATCCTGATATGATAGACATAATGAAAGAAGAGGAGGAGTGGACATATAAGCAATATGATTTGTGTGTGAATGAAGAGAAAAAGTGGGCAGACTATTTGTTTAAAGATGGAAGTATGATAGGATTGAATGACAAACTACTTCAACAATATGTTGAGTGGATTGCTAATAGAAGATTGAAAACAATCGGTCTTAAACCACAATACGATATTCCTGCAGCACATAATCCCTTACCTTGGACGCAACATTGGATTTCTTCTAAAGGACTTCAAGTAGCACCACAGGAAACAGAGGTAGAATCTTATGTTGTTGGTGGTATTAAACAAGATGTTAAGAAGGACACCTTCTCTGGATTTAAATTATGACCGATAAAAAAACTAAACGTAGAGATGCACTCACTATTTTTATAGAGAGTGTTCATAAACCTGATTCTAAATTACGTGGTTGTGCTCACAATCAAGAATGTTTTAACGAATTAATGGAATGGCGTGAAGAAGTATTAGCATATCTAGATAAACGTCTTAAAGAAGAGTTTCATTAACGTAAATACTTAATAAAGTCGATGAGACCAAATCCACCCTTTCCTGAGTACCCTGAGTATATGAATGGACGTTTAAAAAAAATTGATATGGAATCTCGACTTCTTAAAATTAAGAAGGGAATTGATCAAAAGCATTGGTATCCTAAGTGGACACCTAAAGAGAGATGGGCAGCACAACAAGCACTCAATTGTGCATTGGAGGTACTTGAAGAGTACGATTATTAAATGAAAAAATTTATTTTTGATGTTGATGGGACTTTGACTCCAAGTAGAAAGGAAATCGTTCATGAATTTTGGGCTCCCTTTCTCATATTTTGTCGTAGCAATGATGTCTATCTTGTCACTGGTAGTGATAGGCAGAAGACATTAGAGCAGTTGGGATTAGATATATGTTATACTTGTAAACGAGTATATAATTGTTCTGGTAGTGATGCCTATGAAAGGGATGTAAATGTTTATAGGGATGACTGGGAAC